CCAGATAGTAACCAACAAGCACCAGCAGGACAAGCAGCACCTGAACCAGCAGCAGGACAAGCAGCACCTAAAGCACCACCTAAAGCACCAGCAGGTGGACAACCAAGGCCAAAGAATGTTAGCCAAGCACGACAACAGGCACGACTAAGAGCTACCAAAGCAGCACCTAAAGCACCAGCAGGACAAGCAGGAGCACCAGAGAGACAACCTTATCAAGGGTTAGCTCAAAGAAGAGCTGCTGCTCAAGGTTCAACCGCACAGCAGCAACAAACACGCACTCAACCTCAACAAAGAGCTGCTCAAAATGCACCACAAGTTAATCCAAAAGTACAAAATGCAAGTAAACAACTAGTTGACTACTTAAAATCTCAAGGATTTGATGCAAAAAGTGTGCAAAGTTTCTTTGCAAGTCTATTTTAAATTTTAAATGTAAAGAACAATGAGTAAATCTTTAGATGGCGTAATTACTAAAAAAGCAAATCAGACAGAAACTTTCACAAATGAACAAATTGAGGATCTTATGAAATGTATGGATCCTCAAGATGGATATTTGTACTTTTCAAAAAATTTTGCGTATATTCAACATCCTGTAAAAGGCAAATTAAAATTTGATCCGTTTGAATACCAAGTTAGACTTTTTGATACATATCACAAATATCGATTTAATATAAACATGTTGCCAAGACAAACAGGTAAAACTACCTGTGCAGCAATTTATCTAACTTGGTTTGCAATGTTTAACCCTGATCAAACAATTTTAATTGCTGCCCACAAATATACAGGCGCACAAGAAATTATGCAAAGGGTTAGATATGTTTATGAAATGTGTCCAGATTATATTAGAGCAGGAGTAATTAGTTATAACAAAGGTAGCATTGAATTTGAAAACGGATCTCGTATTGTAAGTGCAACTACAACAGATAACACTGGTAGAGGTATGAGTATATCTTTACTATACTGCGACGAGTTTGCGTTTGTAGCTCCAAACATTGCAGAAGAATTTTGGACCAGTATATCACCTACCCTCGCAACTGGTGGTCGTGCAATTATCACTAGTACACCAAACTCAGACGAAGATACATTTGCAACAATTTGGAAACAAGCAGAACAAAAGTATGACGATCATGGAAATGAACAAGAATTAGGACTAAATGGATTCCATAGTTTTACAGTACATTGGGATGAACACCCTGATCGTGACGAAGAATGGCGCGAAGCTGAAATGGGACGGATTGGCGAAGAACGTTTCCGCAGAGAATATGGGTGTGAATTTTTAGTTTATGATGAAACACTTATTAATAGCATGACACTTGCTACAATGGAAGCATCACAGGTTATTGTTAATATGGGTCAGACTCGTTGGTATGATAAAATAAAACCTGATGCAACATATGTAGTAGGCTTAGATCCTAGTATGGGAACGGGCGGAGATTATGCAGCTATCCAAATTATAGAATTACCTACCTATAAACAAGTAGGCGAATGGCGGCATAATACAACTGCAATACCAGGACAAATTCGTGTATTAAAAGATATTTGTGACTACATTGCAAGTCATACAAAAAGTGCAACAAATATATACTGGAGCGTAGAAAACAACGCTATTGGAGAAGCTGCATTATTGGTAATTAATGATTTTGGAGAAGAAAACATTCCTGGACTATTTATAAGTGAGCCTATACGGAAAGGTCATGTAAGGAAGTTTAGGAAAGGATTTAATACAACACATAGCAGTAAATTAACAGCGTGTAGTAAATTAAAAGTAATGATTGAAAATAATAAATTACAAATTACAAGTGCTCCGTTAATCAGCGAGTTAAAAAACTTTGTTGCTGTAGGGACCACTTATAGAGGAAAATTAGAAGAAACAGACGATTTAGTAAGCTCAATGTTGTTATGTCTACGTATTATTAGTATATTACGAGATTGGGATCCACGTATATATAATTCATTCAAAACCATGGACGAAGAGGAAGATTATCAGGCACCGATGCCTATCTTTGTAAGCACCAACTATTGATAAATACAATTATGGAAAAGAACATTAATTTTATAGGCGAAGAGCTATTTAACAAAGTTAGAGGAAAATTTCCCAGTGTTACACTAGGTGACGAAGAAGGAAATGTAACCAACGAACCAAAAGAAGCTAGATTTTTTGATTTTGATTTTACAGAAAATGGTGACAGTTTGGGCAAAGTAAGTATAGCTCTTGACGAAAAAAGTTTGAACATTATGTATGCACAAAATTTTGTAGAAGGGCAAGATGCAACTACAAAGAAAAATTGGTATGCATTTTTAAGAGAATTAAGAAACTTTTCAAAAAAGAGATTATTAACTTTTGATGTAAGAGACATAACAAAAAGTAATTTAAATAGAAGAGATTATCAATTTTTAGCTAAAAACGCCGGAGAAGGAGCAATGACAGAATCACGACTTTATGGAACTAGTAAAACTAGTTATCAAGATATAGGTGCTGCTAGATTAAGCATCAAACATTCACAACCAGTTAATAATAATCTAGCAAGTGGCCGCACACAACATATTGAAAATATATATGTAGAAAATGCCGAAGGCGAAAGGTTTAAATACCCTATCAAGCATTTGAATGGCGCACGAGCAATGGCAAGACACGTCTCCGAAGGCGGCACAATGCATGATGATTTTGGCAAGCACATTGTAGGTCTGAGCGAAGAATTAGGTAAACTAAAAAAGTTTAAAAACTATGTAAGTCGATCAAGTGTAATGGCAGAAGGCTTGTCTGAATATGCAGACATTGTAAATGATCGTATTACAACTGTAAAGAAAACGATTGAAAGCATCCAAAAAGAAAATAGATATCGAGAAATGGTAGAAAATTTCAGTAATGAAGATCTACAAGAAGTTCCACAAGATGTTGCAGAAAATTGGATTGATCAATTAACTATCAAGCAATTCAACGAAGAATTACAAGAAGTGTTTCCTTATATTTACAAATTAATTAGCGAAAAACAAGCTACGAAAATTACTGCTGATAACATCATCGACGAAGTAAGCGACGAAGAAGTAGAAGAAGCTGAAAAAGAAGAAGATACGTTTAATGAATTTGAAGAATGGGCAGATGATATAGTAGACAATGCACTATCTGAAGATGATCTTAAACCTAAACAAAGTATACCAGTTACTGAATTTATCTTAAGCATGTATGACAGAGAAACAGGTCAATTTCCTAAAGGAGAAACTGCTGTTTTAACTGCTGTAGAAAAGGATTATGGCGAAAATCTAATTAACCCGGCTAAACAATTTATAGAAGCTATAAATCAAAAGTTCCAAGAGTACAACGGTTATAACGCTGATGCCGATGGTGTATTAATGGACGACGATGTAGAAGAAAGATTAATTGATCCTAAACCAAAAAGTGATAGACGGTATTTTGTAGTTCCTAACATGGAAGACTATTATGACATCCAAAATGACAGAAGATTTGCCGGTTACATAGAAGTTGCTGATGAAAATTCTGAAGTAATGGTATTGCCTAATTCTGCGTTCCATAAATTGAAAATGATGTATGGCAATAAAATACACGAAGTTGATCCGCAATTTACAAAGACCTATGAAGATGATGTAGAAGAATCGGGATTACAATATTACTTAGGTAAAAAGAAATATGGTAAAGATGGCATGGCTGCACTGGCACAAGCCGGAAGAGACGGAGCCAGTCAGGAAGAGCTTGGAAAAATTAAAGATAAGTACATTGATGATAGCATGGATATTTTAAGACTTGCTGGTATTAAATAAAAGGAAATTATGAAATTATTTTTTATTGTAGGCGCTGTCCTACTACTAACTGCAGCATGTACAAACCCGCACAGAGAACATCACATGACACGCATGCATGATCACTACGCATGTAACTCATGGCAACATCATGATCATGATGATCAACACGGAAGTTCATACTGGCATACACACTGCACAGATGATCACAAATAATCTATCAAATCAGTAATTTAATTATTGACAATTGATAAATACTCGTGTAGCATATATGTTTGTGCTACACATTTAAGGCAACAGCTAAGGCACATTTAACAATTTATAGAAAGGCATATTATGGCAACTTTAGCAGAAATTCGAGCAAAACTCAAAGAACAAGAATCAAGACAAGGTGGAAACACATCCGGTGGTGATAACGGTATCTACCCCTTTTGGAACATGACAGAGGGTACTACTGCATCTCTTAGGTTCCTTCCAGACGGTGACAACAACAATACTTTTTTCTGGCGAGAGAGATTAATGATTAAACTTCCTTTTGCAGGTGTAAAAGGAGAAACCGACAGTAAACCAGTACAGGTTCAAATTCCTTGTATGGAAATGTATGGCGAGAGCTGTGCTATCCTTAATGAGGTACGTGGCTGGTTTAAAGATCCTAGTCTAGAAGAAATGGGTCGCAAGTATTGGAAAAAGCGATCATATCTTTTCCAAGGCTTTGTAAATGATGATCCATTGAAAGAAGAAACTGTTCCAGAAAATCCTATCCGTAGATTTATTATTGGACCTCAGATCTTCCAGATCATTAAACAAGCATTAATGGATCCAGACATGGAAGAACTGCCAACAGATTACACAAGTGGTATTGACTTCCGACTCAATAAAACATCTAAAGGTGGATTTGCTGATTACTCAACAAGTAATTGGGCACGTAGAGAGCGTCCACTAAACGACAAAGAAATGCATGCAATTAATTCATTTGGTTTGTTCAGCCTAAATGATTTCCTTCCAAAGAAGCCAACTGACGTTGAGATTAAAATCATGCAACAGATGTTTGAAGCTAGTGTTGACGGAGAAGCGTACGACAGCGAACGATGGAGTCAATACTTCCGCCCAGCAGGAATGTCAGCAATGACTGGAGATCCTAATACTAGCAACAGATCTGCTACGACTACAGTAGTTGAAACAAAAGAAGAAATTGTTACAGTAAGCGAACCTGTAGTAGCAGAAACTAGTACAGGTGGAGATAACGCAAAAGACATCCTTGCAATGATCCGAGCAAGACAAGCAGACTAACACACTACTAGCAAGGAACAAATTGTTCCTTGCATTCTGACTTTTTTAAGGCACAATTATGGCAAAAGCATTCGATCCAAGTAAATTTAGAACACAATTAACAAAATCTATTACAGGCATGAGTGCTGGTTTTAATGATCCAACTGATTGGATATCAACTGGCAACTATGCATTAAACTATCTTATCTCAGGCGATTTCCACAAAGGCATTCCACTAGGTAAAGTAAGTGTATTCGCAGGAGAATCTGGTGCAGGTAAGAGTTATATCTGTGCAGGTAACATTGTAAAAGCAGCACAAGACCAAGACATTTTTGTTGTGCTTATTGACAGTGAAAATGCACTTGACGAAGACTGGCTTAGGAATTTAAACGTTGATACGAGTGAAAAAAAGCTACTTAAATTAAACATGAGTATGATTGATGATGTAGCTAAAACTATCTCAGTCTTTATTGACGACTACAAAAATTTAGAAGGAGAAGACAAACCTAAAGTTCTATTTGTTATTGACAGCTTAGGTATGTTACTAACACCAACTGATGTTGATCAATTTAGTAAGGGCGATCTTAAAGGTGATATGGGTAGGAAGCCTAAAGCACTTACAGCTCTTGTAAGGAATTGTGTAAACATGTTTGGCAGTCATAATGTAGGACTTGTAGCAACTAATCATACATATGCTAGCCAAGATATGTTTGACCCTGATGATAAGATTTCGGGCGGACAAGGTTTTATCTATGCAAGTAGTATTGTAGTTGCAATGAAAAAACTTAAACTAAAAGAAGATGAAGATGGCAACAAAACCTCAGAGGTGCAAGGTATCCGTGCAGCTTGTAAGGTAATGAAAACACGTTATGCAAAACCGTTTGAAGGAGTACAAGTTAAGATTCCTTATGAAACTGGAATGAATCCGTATAGTGGTCTTGTTGACCTGTTTGAAAAACAAGGTCATCTTGTTAAGGACGGAAATAGATTGCGTTACATCGATAGTGAAGGAAATGAGCACAAAGAATATCGTAAAAATTGGACTGGTGAACTGTTAGATATGGTTATGCAAGACTATCCAAAAAAACAAAAAGACATAAATACTCCATCTATGGAAGAGGAGATTATAGAAGATGACAGAACAGCAGATAGTTGAAATTTGGAGTTTATTCCGAGAACATTGTGACAAGAAACAGTTAACAGTTGCAGCAGAACACTTTGTAGAATTACTTGCAGATTTTGGAACATCAGATGACGCAATGAAAAATTCATTAGGAAATTGCAATACACTTGATATTGCAATTTCTTATTATTTAGACATAGACGACGATGAAGAATATTGAAAGGATAAATGGGTTGGTATAGTGAAGTTTCTAGAGACATCGGTAAGATTCCAGATGCTATATTACATTTTGAAACAGAATTAAGAGATGCAAAACTTGAATGTAAGGTTAAAGGTAATGTTGAAAAACTTGCTGCAGAACTTCCAGGCATTGTAGAACATCGTTTTAATCAGCTGCAAGAAATAGAAGCTATATTAAACTATCTGAATATTGAACTGAGGAAATTACGTAGCAGTTATTTTAAAAAATATTTAGAAAATTATCAACGAGCATTGTCTAGCCGCGATGTTGAAAAGTATGTAGATGGAGAACTAGATGTAGTTGATTTTGAAAAGATAGTTAACGAGTTTGCTTTATTAAGGAATAAATGGTTAGGAATACTAAAAGGATTAGATCAAAAACAATGGCAAATAACTAATATTGTAAAACTTAGAGTTGCAGGAATGGAAGACGCAAGTGTATAAAAAAGTTTGGTGGCTTGGTACACACAAAGGCCATGGCAATTTTGGAGATGTATTAACTCCATTTATACTAGATCATTTTAAGTTTAACTACACATATACTCCAAGTTTTAGTGAAGCAGATATTATATCAACTGGTTCTATTATTAGAAGAGCAAAGAAAAATACAAGTGTACTAGGATCAGGTTTAATTAGCTTACATGATAAAATTAATCCAGCAGCTAATTTTGTTTTTGTTAGAGGTCCTTTGACCCGAAAAAAAATATTAGATGTAGGCGGAACATGTCCAGAATTTTTTGGCGATCCTGGTATTTTATTGCCTTTAATTTACAATAAAAACATAAAAAAAGAATATAAATTGGGTATTGCTCCTCACATGAGTGATTATGTTGAAGTTTTAAATCAATATAAAAATAATAATAGTGTTAATGTAATTAAGTTAAGAACACGTAATGTTACTGACACTTTAGATGAATTTATGAAATGTGAAAAAATTATGTCAAGCTCTTTGCATGGAATAATAATAAGTCATTCCTACGGAATTCCTGCCGGATGGTTTATTATGAACAAATTAAAGGGCGATAATATAAAATTTAATGATTATTTTGCAAGTGTAGATTTACATAATGTATCGGTATCTAGTTTACAAAATCCTAAATATTTTTTACCAAAAAAAATTGATAATAAAAAAGTTTATGATAGACTGGCTGAGTTTTTAAAGGATTAGAAATTGTTGCACATATATATTGGGTATGATCCAAGAGAAGATGTAGCATACAAAGTATGTAAACATAGCATAGAAAAAAGAACGCCTAATACTATCATACAACCATTAATTAAAAAACAACTTGAAGACGCAAATTGGTATACTAGACCCAAAGATAAACTTGCTTCAACTGAATTTACATTTACAAGATTTCTTGTACCTGCGTTAATGGAGTATAAAGGTTGGGCACTGTTTATGGATTGTGATATGCTTTTACAATCTGATATTACAGAATTGTTTAATTGTGCTAACGATAAATATGCAGTTATGGTAGTAAAACACAAATTCCACCCTACACATACTGTAAAAATGGATGGCAGGAAACAGTCTAGGTATCCTAGAAAAAATTGGTCTAGTGTGATGCTATTTAATTGCAGTCATCCTAGTAATAAAATTTTAACTAAAAATTTAGTTAACGACGAAACAAAAGACGGTGCATACTTCCATAGATTTAGCTGGTTAAAAGATGAAGAAATAGGTTCTCTTCATCACGAATGGAACTACTTAGTTGGTCACTATTATAATCACGACGGTCCTCCTAAATTAATTCATTATACAGAAGGTGGTCCTTGGTTTAATAATTATTATATGCAACATCTTTCAGTGCAGTGGATAGAAGAATACAAAGATATGACCGGACATGAATTTTTAAGAGAAAACACAATAGATTTTAAAAATGACACTTAAAGTAGTTGCGTATTTAGGCGGAGTACCGTCCCCTAATAAAAATAAAGAAAAATTAGACATTTTAAAAAATTTTATTTTAGGTGTAAATACCAACCGTGACGTAGGCATTACACATCACGGAATGAAATTAATAGATTGTGATATTGCACTCATTCAAGGTTTTGTTCATCCTCAAAGCCCTAAAGTTCCGCATTTGAATCTCCGTCAACAAGTAATAAACAATCTGAGAAATAAAAAAACAATAATTATTGATAGTAATTTATTTAATTATGCAAGCGGAAAAGATAACAATGGATATCTTAGATACAGTATAAATGGTGTTTTTCCAACTACTGGTTATTATTTTGATACAGATATATTAGTTGATAGATGGAATAAAATTTCAAAAGAATTGAATATAACATTAAAACCTTGGAGACGTAATGGAAATCATATTTTAATTTGTTGCCAAAGGAACGGAGGTTGGAGCATGAAAGGTCTAAATGTTCAAGCATGGGTAAATGATACTGTTAAAAGATTAAAATTGTTAACTGATAGACCGATAATTGTTAGGCCGCATCCTGGAGATAACAAGGCAAAATTATATTTGCAAAAAGGGAAAGGATATAAAATTTCTACAAATAATCATATTATTCAAGATTTTAAAAATTGTTGGGCTACTATAACATATAATAGTAGCCCAGGCGTTGCAAGTGCAATAGAAGGTATACCTGTTTTTGTAACGGATGTAAAACCTAATGATAGCCAAGCATTTGATGTTGCAAATACAAAAATTGAAAACATTGAAAAACCTAGATATTTAGATAGAGATACATGGATTCAAAAAATTTGTATGTCTCATTGGAAAGCTGAAGAACTTATAAATGGAAACGCTTGGAGTTTTATGAGGAAATATATATGAAAATTGCATGGGCAAGTTTGGCAGATTTAAATTACTGGAATCATATTGCAAAGTATTGTGTGCCTTCGTGGCATACTTTACCAGGAGATAAATTTTTAGTAGTAGACGACGATAGCATTAATTTTCCTTTTGGAAAAAAATTATCATGGAATCTTGTTGGAAATTATAATTCTCCATGGCAAAAAATACATACCAATAAAAAATATAAAACCAGTAATTTTTGGCGGAAAATGCAAAGTCAAGTCTATGCAATTAGAAATTTAAAGGATTATGATTTTATTGCTTTAATTGACTCAGATATTGAAGTAAGTAATTTCAATAGTGAATTATTTTTCAATATACTAGATAGATTTAAAAAAAGTAATCTTGTATGGGCAACCGGGCGTAGTCAAAGTAGGTTACATGACAGTGGTATGATTATTTTTAATATGCATAATAAAGATGTGTATAAATTAATTCAAGAATATGAAGATATATGGAACACAGGAAAAATTAAAGAATTAAAAAAGTCTTATGATGGACATGCAGTTGAAAGTATGTTTGATGCATGGCCTTCTTTTAAGATTATGAATACTGATTATGGTCGAGGATTGCATGTATATGATTTTGGTATGATTCATTATGGAAGCAAAGAACCTAAACAATTACGTGCCACATCAACAGGGTCTGGTCATGTTATTACACAGGACTGGAGAGATAATGCCATCGTTAAAATCTACAAAGGAGAAAAAACTAACAATTTATAAAGGCCGGAGCTTAATTTTTGCTCTGTAAAATTTTTTCCTATTTAATATTGTTCCTTCTACAGTAATATTTTTTTCTGCAATTCTATTTTTCCTAATATCAAAAATACATAATGTATCGCTTACACTATGTTTCGATATAATATCATAATACGTCTCAATTGGATAATGAAACCCGCAAGAAAAATATGATGTAATCAAATCAAATTTTATATCTGGAGGTATGTAAATGTTGTCGCAATCTATTAATTCATAATTATTAGAATGTGCATCGTACCACTTTTTTAATTCATTAAAAGTTCTATAATAGAGAAAATCTGTTGTATCTGCATGCCATCTATTTTTTTCTGCCTTTATTGATTTTTTATGATTATTTTCTGCATTTCCATCTATTAACCATATTTTACAATTATACTTGTCTTGTATCCTACGAGTAATACCGCCTTCGCCGGCACCGATATCTAACAAATTATTAATCTTCCGATTACCAATTGCTTTAATTACTAAATCCGCTTGTTCGTCTAGGGTCATGCTATTTCCAATATTGTTCTATTCGTTTTACAGTTAAGTCACTTTTTTTACTTTTACGTAAATTTTTCCTATCGCCTTTTAAATGATCTAACCATTTTCCTAAAATTGTATTTATTAATGGGTGACCTCCGCCACCTGTACTTGCTTGCTTTAGCATCATATCTTTCGTATAATCGTGTATGTCTGGATACATTTGTTTAAACTTATCTAAAACATAACCAAATACATAACTATCGTGCCATTCTTCTAATTTAAAAATTCCTATGTTAGCATTTTCATACATGTATCTAAAATTTGCAACAAATTGTCTACATTTTGCATCAGAAACCTTAAGTCCATAAAATCCGCATTCTGGCCATGTAGCAGATGACTTTCCTCTACCTACATAAGTTAACCAAACATCATCAGGTAATACCAAACTAAATTCTTCATATGACCACGGACTATGGACATAAGTATCAGCATCGATCCATACACACCATTCTTCCGCTCTTTCACATGCATCGAACACTGCATATACTTTATTGGAAAATCTTATTGCATCCCATTTAAAAGTTTTGTGATGATCTCTCGGACGCCGCTGAGGCCACGGACAAGTGCCAGTTGCCATTGGAACATCCTTCCATGTCTTTTTAAATCTTACAAGGTCAGGTAATGCTTCTTCCTGATCTAAAATTAGTATGTTTTTCGGACTAGGATTTTCCGGCTGACATTTTTCTGCATAACAAATTAATCGTATTTCCTTGTCTACATTTTGTGCAAAAGAGTTTAGGAATCTTTGTCCGTACAAATCTAAACCTTCTTTGTTGAATGTTGTAACTGCTAAAATATTTTTCATAGTTAAATCTTTCTTAAATAGTATAAAGGTATTTAACAATGAAATTTGGACTTTGGACTGCAAACGGAGCATTAAATTCTAAACCTGTATTTGAGGCGTTTGCAAAAGGTATAAAGAATTTAGGCTATACTTATTCTTTAAATCAAGAAGCCGACATAGAAGTAATATGGAGTATGCTTTGGGCAGGAAGGATGACAAAGAATAAACTTATTTGGGACAGATGTAGACAAATAAATAAATCGATTATTGTCTTAGAGATAGGATGCTTTAAGCGTGGCACTACATGGAAAGTTGCAGTAAATGGTGTTAATAGAGATGCATATTTTGGAGAAAAACATAATAATGATCTACGTGTAAAAAAATTAAATTTGAAACTACATGATTGGAAAACTAATACTGGGCCTATACTAATTGCATGCCAACATCTAAAAAGTGGACAATGGAAAGATATTAATTATGGAAGGAATTATATTAATGATACAATTAAATCTATAAGGATGCATACCGATAAAGAAATTGTAGTACGTCCCCATCCTCGTAACCCTATAAGAATTGATTTAGCATGTTTTAAAAATGTTAAAATTCAGTATCCAAAAAAATTATTCAACACTTATGATGATTATGATTTGAGATTTGAAAATTACACAGCACTTGTAAATCATAGTAGTAATCCTGCAATCCTAGCAGCAATGAACGGAATCCCAATTTTTACAAGTACTTCTAGTCTTGCCTACGAAGTAAGTAATCAAAATTTTTCAACAATTAACAATCCTTCAAAACCTGATAGATATCAGTGGTTAAATGATCTTAGCTATACTGAATGGACTTTAGACGAAATTAGTACCGGCGAACCATTAAACAGATTGACGAAAGCTTTCAAATAATATATAATAATATTTTGTTAGGATTTTTATGACTATTGAAGATTATATTGAAATATTATCAACATTAGATGTTGACACACGAGATAGAAAATTAATTACTAGTTTAACAAGTCAAATTAAAAAAAATATAGGTTTAACTGATAGACAGCATGCCTTGGCAAAAAAGAAAGTAAAAGAATATGAAAAAGAGTTCTCAAGAAATGGTTATGATATTAATGATGGCTTAGATAATCTAAGACATCCGTATAGAGAAATAAACAGATCTAAAAAAGTTT